TTCATCAACTACGACATTAGCATCTTCAATGTTTTCATTTGACTCAACATCTTTTGCTTCTTTGTTTTTCTTTCTTGTAGCAGCAGCTTTTTTCGCAGCTTCAGATCTTTTTTTCGCAGCATCTACCTCTTGCTTAGTGGCATTACTTCCATCAGTTTTAGAAACGGATTCTGACTTAGCTGTCAAGTTTTTTACACCCTGATCCATTGCTTCTTGAGTATCCTGCTTTGATACATTAGCAACATTGGATGTCGGTTGACCTTTAAATACTTGAATACCTATTTCAAGATACGACCCACATTTAGATTGTATATCAGTAGCTGCCGACTTAAAGCCATCCGCAGGTTCGGTTCCTGTACCGTCGGTCTCGTGACCACCATATTGGTAAGGCGTGTATAAATCAAACTTTTTGATATACATTCTTCCCTTCATTAAGATGTATGGCGTTTCTTTTTTACCGATTACCACTTTCTGCCTTTTGGCATTATCCCATTGGGTTTGCTCGATAACATTTACGGTCTCCTTAACAATCTCATGTTCCAGATCCCATCCAGCAATTCCAAAAACATCATTCATTCTTTCCACAACCGCAATTGCTTTGATAACAGACAAGTACTTCTTAGTTGGGTGAGTACTAATCATGCCAGGCGGTATTGGCTGTGAAAGAAGTTCACGGTATTCTCTAGGCAACACCGTGTGTTTTCCTCCAAAACCTGTTCCCTTTGGGTAACATGTGTTTGTTTCTCTGTCAATTACATACCCTTCTGGTACGATTTGTAAGCTATTTTGCTCCATAATTACTCTGATTTAGCGTTGATAAAACAATTTTCAATTCTTTCTATACCGCACTCTAAAAGTTCGGCAAGCACCAATAAAACATATCTGTCTCTTGGTTTTTTGTATCCGTTACAGTACTGAGATAGTGTCGATGTACTTCTCTCTATACCTTTCGTGGCCAGCTGTTGCATTATCCAAACCTGACTCCTTCCTTTCTCAATAAGGACATCTTTTAAAAGCTCTCTCATGATAACATTAAATTAATTGATGAATAAATAATAGCAGCTAAAGCCATGAAAAATGGAAATGCTACTATGTTTCTTACCTGCCTCTGCTCTTCCCTTGAAAGGGTTTTGAGACCTACAAACCTAGAGAAATTATCTCTTGGTTCTTTTTTGATTTGCCAATCTACAATTGGTTTTTTCATTGTGTTCTGATTTTTCTTTTTAATATATTCAGCTTCATTATACTTGGTTTTGAATTTATCCCAATTTGATATTGTTTCAGGAAACTTCCCTTCACCATCCGGGTAATCATTATTACCAATGTAGTTTTCTATTATGTCTACTATTCTCTCATGCAGGTCTATATGTCTTACGTTTGTCATAAATTCCTTATGCATTCTATTGGTTTCAAACATATTGTTATATACTCTGCAACTGTTAAGAACTGTAGCATGATCCTTGTCGTATATCCTTCCTATTTTTGCCAGGCTTAACTTGGTTCTGTTTCTTATGTGATAGAATACACAGTGCCTAGCTAGAACTATTTCACTTTTTCTTGTTTTCTTATGAAGTAGTTCAGGGTTTATTCCTGTAGCTATTGACACAGATTTTATTATAATCTTGCTCATTTCATAGTCATTTATCCTAGACCTAGATCTATACGATATTGAAAATATCAAAGCTTTTATCTTATCTTTTACTTTCATTTACTTTTATCTTCTTTGCATTACATACGCAATGCATGTGCAATGCATGTGCATAACGAGTTTAAGTTTTTCCCTTCGGGTTCGTATTATTTTTAGACCTACTGGTTACTTGGATATATCCTAATCCTGTAGTCCTTAATCAATAAAAAAGGCAGGACATAATAGGTCACATGTATTTCAGCATTCTGCAATCCTTCTTCACTGTCTCTGGTTATGCCTAATCCTATAATTGGCGATATAATAATTTTTGTAGTCCGTATGTTTTTTGTTCCGTCCTCATCTATAGTGTAATTAGACATAGTTGTGTTTTTAGTTCTAGGTAGTGATCAATTGCTTTGTATCCGTGTTTCTGCAGAAATAACTCAATAAGTTTTCTGTTAGCTTGTAAGTGACATACATTTCCGCTGGTGATGTTTTTTAAAACCCACCTGTAGTCACTTTCTACGCTCGGCTTAGATGTCCCAGGGTTCGTATCCATATGCTTCTATTGGCGTTAAGGGTTGTGTTCTAATATGCGTATTCATTTTGCTGTTACCATCGCTCCTGGTCTTGGTAATAGCATTTTTTCTAGCTGCAGATATTCCGTAAATTAAAAACCGCAACATTAGTTTTCGGCAATTATGTCTTACAACAGCTTTTACGTTTTTCACCGTGCAGTCTGATTTAAATATACCAAACTTTTGATTTGCGATAACTACTTCGCAATTATTTATAACGGAGTATATAACGATCTCGGCATTGTATGCATGGCTTTCCAGATTGTCCCTAATAATTGTTTTTGTCACAAAAAAGTTTTTAATATCAGCTTCTAGCCATGACTTTTCAATTGTTTTGCAGGCTATTTCAATTAGGTTAAGTTCTTTTTTTAGCTCCTCATAAAGAGCTTCTTTAATGTATTTGGTATGTCCCATTGGTGTTGAGGTATAAATCGTTTAAAATGCTTTAAAAAGGCAGCCGAAGGTAATCAGGCTCCGACTGCCATAACTCTAAAAACAATCACTAATAAACAGTAATTTTATCAACCATATCAAAAGCTTTGTTATCTGCTTTGTATGCTGATCCAGTCATCTTGTTTTCCCACATGTCGTTCCTTCTATTCGAAACGTCTTTTGTTGTGTAGGAAGTCACACCAGAAAACAATCCCCACAATGTCTCACCTTTTTGAGCTTGCTCTTGTGCGATTCTTACGGTAAGGTTTTGGGCCTTCTTTATCTGGTTTGGACTGTATAATTTTTTTGCATCACTAACATCCGTTTCTATGTTTACACCTGTAATAGCTTGCACCATTCTCACCGTCTCGTTAACTGAACACTTTGTCGCTGCCATTCTGTAAAACTTTTCGTAAAGAGTCTGCTCTTGCTCTCTTATCTTGTCCACACCTCTCATTAAAAGGTCAACCTTGTCTCGCATGTTTGCAGAGTGTCTAATCCTGGTGTTCATTTCTTTGTACATTCTGTGAAATGTATTACTACATGACATTGTAATGTTTGTCATTCCCAGGGCCAAACTTCCGGTTCCGTCGTGCGAATTCAGGACAGTTATATATTTTTTTATCTGGTCGTGGTTCTTACCTATGCCTTCTATACTTCCTGTGTCAATCTTTAGGTAAACTTTTCTACCTCCATGGAAAGATCCTCCTTTTGCTAGTGACAGGTCGCTTTGCTGTGCAATTTTGGAAACCATATCTATTAGCTCCCAGTTCTGAAAAACCTCATAACCTTCTTTTGCGGCAAAAAACTCTTGGTTCGTGTCTTCTCTTCTAATCGAATAATAGTTCGACTCGATTCCTTCTCCTGTGTAAAGCTTTTCCTTTTTTACGTTCCAGAAAAGCTGAAACCTATCGAGTAATTCTGCTACGAATTCTCCTTGGTTTTCAATTTGTTGTATTGATTGATTCATGATTGATAAGTTTTATAAGTTAAAAAATATTTTGTCTAAGTTAAACAAAGTTTTTATTAAGACAAGTTTTTTGTTAAGATTTTTACTTCATTATTTGAAATTATATCTAAAAGTTTTTTGTCTAGCTTGGCCCGTATTCTGTTTAACCTTTTGATATCAAATGATATAACACTGGTTTTCTTGGGTGCCGCTTCCAGGTCAGAGAGTTTCTGATCGAGAAGCATTAATAGTTCGACTAGTTCTGTTTGTCTTAATTCGTCTTTTTCGTTTGCCATTGGGTTCGATTTTTATATTAAACATTTTGAGATATAGGCTAAGGTACCAAATTGGTTTAACACAAATTGTCTATCTGGTATTGCTATAATTTTTCCATCGATCAAAGCTTTGAGCATACCCTGGTTTTCTGAATAGTCTTTTATAATTACTTCATCAGGCTGCAGGTTAACTCTGTCGGCCATGTTTATGGTGGCAACAGCTGCCCGTTGGTTCGTGTCCTTTTCGGTTAGTACCAGACAAATGTTTTTTGTTTCTGCGTACTTTTCTTTTTTTACCGTGTGCGGTTTGTTTCTGAATATTACTTCCATTTTATATAAGTTTTAAGGTTGTACAATTTTTTTAGTTACATACATTATTTGGTTATATCCGTCGCTGACGGTACCTGTGTATTTTTCGTCTACAATAAGGTTAAATATTTCAGGCAATGCGTATCTGAATTCTGGCTCTTCACCGTTTGAGCTATTCCAGAATAGTATATAGCTTTTGCTGCCTTCAATTTTATATACCGTGGTTTCTTGTAAGTCATCCTCTATTGAATGAGCGTATTTGTTTCTGTTTATCGATTTAATTAGTTCTTTATCCATGGTTTTAAAGTTTATGTAAGGTTATGAGGTTTGTTTAAATTCAATTTATTTAATGAGATTATTACCTCCTCTTCAATCTCTTCAATTCCTTCGTCTTGCATCTTGAGAAGAAATTCCTTGCAACGGTTATATAGTTTCCTTGCGTATTCTTTTTCCCTTTCTGACATGTATTCGTATTCAACGTCCGATAGGTCGTAAATTGCGTTTCCTAGTTCCTTGTGTGCGTATTCCATTGTCCTTGCCATGATCTTAAGTTTTATGGGCCCAGGTGGCCCCTGGTTAGTTTACTTTTTGTTTTGTGCATGCTCTTGCATTGCTCCTATTATCATGTTTAAATTATCCTTAGATAGCTTTTTAAACTCATCTAAGCCCATATAAGCTATTAATACATCTTTACATACGTTTACATCTTCTTGCTGCTTTGTAGCTTCTGTATTTTCGTTGTATAATTTAGTTTTATTAAAAGCTATATTTTCTAAATATTCTCCGTGGTGTCTTCTTACTTTGCTCATTTTGTTTTGCTTTTAAAGGGGCCCAGGTGGCCCCTGGTTAGTTTACTTTTTGTTTATCCATTCGATTACCTGCTGCGGTGATCCTTTAAACAAAGTTTTATTTTTGTTTACATAGTCACCTTTTTTGCTCATGTATCCCCGTGTCACTACATGAACTGTCAGCTCGTGTGTATCAAAGTCTCCAATTACTTTGTATTCGTAATTTTCCCAGTCCATTTTGCGGGGGGCTTCTAGGTATATATTTCCTGGCCCGTCTTTAAAGTGACTAACTACAGAAGCGGCCAAACATCCCATTCCGTTGAATATCATTCGTTCCTTTTTTCCTAGTCCGATTCCGTTCACTAGGTCTCCTCCCGATAAGTATTCACAAAGTTGTAGCCCATGGCCTTCCGGGTATCCGTCGAACTGCCTGTACATTGCGACAATTTTGTTTGTTTTTCTTTGTCCTGTTTTCTCCGATTTATACGTTTGTATAAAAGTTGTTAATGATCTTGTTCCCATGATTGAAAAGTTTTAAAAGTTTGTTATTTATTTATTTATTTGTGGGTCTACAATAAACCCAGATTTGATACTTTTTTGTTGTGCTGTTTTGCTTTTAATATTTTTTACTCTTAAGCCCGCGATGCTGGCCTTGGGTTCGTCCAAAAATCTAAGGTCTGTAACATCAGCGTCGAAAACTTCAAGGCCCATATATTTTTCTGGCAAAATTTTCCCCATAAAAGGTACTGCTACATTAAAACCTAGGTTTATAGCTTCTTGCCATTGCTCAAAATTTGATTCGCTGTAGCTAAAAGTAAGATGATAATTAGGTACGTTTTTAAAGGTCTCTAAGCGGTTAAAAACTTTTGTGTAGTCGTAAAATTGAACGTCTTTAAAAGTCTCCAGGACGTTAAATAACCTTAGGTCTAAATCGCTGGTTCCGTTTAACCTTACGCTGTAATGCATGTTTTTTGCTTCTGCTTTTCTTTGTCCTGCTTTTATTTCCGCATGTAGCCAACTATTAAAAAACTTACGGTTTGCGTAGAATAGCCATGTTTTTTTGAGTCTGCTATTAAGTATTGTATTTTTGGTGTCCATCTTTACACGTCCTGAAGTATTTAAACATCCTAAAATGCATCCTTTGCTTGCCATGCTACAGGTATTGAAACCACTACTTTTATGTGGGGCCAAATAAAGTATACCAGAAAGGTAGTTTAGTTTGGCACCCTTTTTTATTTTGCTGCTGCTGTTTAGGCCCATCAAATAAGATAGCCCCGTTTGTTTTTTAGCTGCTGCAATTGTTGTAAATTCAAGATCCTGAACTTGTTTTTTGTACTGAAGAAAATTCATGTTATAAGTTTTTAAAAGGGCCCGGGGGCCCGTTGTTAGTTTATTGTTAATGTTTCACCGTCGAAAGTTAGTGTATCAATTTTAGATAAAGAGTATTGTCTAAATTTCGTATGCTTTAATGTTTTGCGTATTATGTTTTTGGCAATTGTCAGGGGCCTAGAATTGACGGTTTTATATTCACCCTTTTGCACTACATTTTTTCGCACCTGGAGACCGTATATGTAAATTGTTTTAGTCTCAATATGCATGCGAATACCTGTGCAAAGTTGTACATAAGCGTCCTTTTGTCCCTGGCTCCGGTTTTTGGTTTGTTTCGTTGGTTTTGTAAGGGCCGTTAACAATTCGATTCTGGCTTTCTCTTCAATTGTTTCGTAGTCGTAACTGATCCCTTTTAGTGTGTTTATATCCTTTTGTTTTGCGTTCTGGATGCTGGCCCCAACATTTAACAAAACTTTGCTTATTTCACCTTGTTTGTTTGTGTAGTTGTTAATTGCTACAAATTGCACCCCGTTAAATTGTTTTAGTTTGTTGATTAAGTTTTTCATGATTGAAAAGTTTTAGAGGGGCCCAGCAAATGGTATGCAATGGCCGGGCCCTGGTTAGTTTATTATTTAGTTCTTATTATGTATCCTGGTTCTGAATTATCATTTCTATTAAACTCAAAGGCTATCCTTTCGTTTTTTTTCATGTCTAATAGTTTGTCGATTTGTTCCTGTATTGCGTACATGTATTCGTAATCATCCTCCTGGTCTGTTTTGGCGTAAATTTTTTCTAAATCTACTTTTACCTGGTAAACATCATTTTCGCAAATGATAATTAATTTCCATTTTCTGTAGCTGTTTATTTCTTTCTTTGCCATGATTGATAAGTTTTAAAGTTTAGATAAAAATATGTATTTAGTTTTACTTATGCAAATAAAAGTTTAAAAAAGTAAATATTATATTCCAATTACTTGGGCTTCTGTCCTGTATTTTTTTAAATCGTTTATTGCATCTTTAAGAGACTCGCCCAGGGTTCCCAGTGTGAAGGCCCAGTCTTGAAAAGTTATTTCGATATATGGCACTACATGATCTGTGTTGATTTGTTTTTGGTAGTGCTTTATTGGCTTGCTTAGGGCTTTAACTGGTATTGAGTAATATTTGCCTCCATAACCTGAAGTTAAAAAGTTGTGACACTTGCCTGATTTGCTTGGGCCCTGATATCGTTTTTCTGGTATCCTTATTATAATTTCCATTTGAATCCTAAGTTTTCAGTTATTATGTATTGTTTTACGCTCGTTAGTGCAATGTGATTTGTACTAAGTTTTACGGCCATGTGGCCCAGGTCTACCCGGTGCTGTGTTTTGCCGTCGGGTACGTTCACTATTTGTTTTTTATACTTTTTCATTTAGCTGTATGTTTTTGATTATGTTTTTTGAGTCTTCAATTAAACTTTCTTTGCTGTAGTATCCCCAACATGAGTCAACTTGTTCGTCGTTTTGGTTATCAATAATTTCGTACCCTAAAACAGACCCAGTTATCCAAACGTCGTATGTTTTTACTTCAGATTCCAATAAGTTTTTTACATGTTCGATTGTTTTCTTTGTCAGTCTTTTAACCTGCATAGCTTCTCGGGCTTTTTGTTTATCGACGTAAATATATCCGATTTGCCCGCTGTCCCAAGGGCATGCAAACGGGCTTGTGCTTACCGTCTGTCCCGAGTGGTCGTACATGTAAATCGGCAAAATTACTGCAGCATTTTTTTGTAGTGTTTTTTTCAGGTCTTGCCATCCGCTATAGTCTTGGGCCCTGTGTTCGGTTTCGTCCCCTAGATGGTATCTTCTATGCTGACAAACCATTGTGCCCAGGTTGTCCCATTTGCGGGGGCTTTCTGCGTAGTGGTCTACAAATATTTTTATTGTGTATCCTTTGTGTTCGATTGTTTCTAAAATTGTGTCCATGATTGATAAGTTTTAAGTTAATGATTCAAATATTAGTATTTTGTTTGCCTTGTCCAGCAATATTGTGAATAGTTCTGTGTCTGTCTGTCTGTCAATTAAAACCACTTGTTTGCCTTCTAGATAGCTGTAAATTTCATACTCTTTATTTATTTCTATTGTCTGGCCCCGGTCTATATTTTTAACCGTTTTGTACTTTATAATTTTACACAAATCGTTTAAGAATTGAACGTCGTTGTTGAATATCTTTTGCAGCAGTTTTCGGTTTTTTTCCTTTTGTTCGATTAAATCCTGGTATACCTGGCCTCTGCTTTCTTTGTCCTCAAACCAGTCCGCAATTGTTTGGGCTGCGTCTTCAATTATTCGCTGTGACTCTTTAAGTCTCTTAATTAGCTTTTTGTTTTGTTCTGTTGTTCTCATGATTGAAAAGTTTTAACGGTTTAAAATTAGTATCCATGTAACCAGGGCAGAAGCTATGCATATTAAAAATTCGTAATTTATTTGCCCGTCGTTATTTTCAAATATTTTTTTTACTTTATTCATTTTAAAGAGTTTTAAAGGGGCCCAGTTTGGGCCCTGGTTTATGAAATTATTTTTATTGTTCCTGCTTCCTGTATGTATTCGAACGTGTCCCCATCTGCAGAATTCACGGCCCAAATTGGCGTATAATAGTCGTGGTATCTGTTTCCCTGGTTCATAAATCCCACAAGGGCGAAATGTGTGAAATTTTCTAGTATTTCGGTTTCACGGTTTCCAAACGGGTTATTCTTTCTTATTTTCCCCGTGGGTGATTTGTGCAGGTTTCTAAGGTATTTGATTCCGTCGTCCCCATCGATTAAATCGATATAAATTTGCTCGTTTAAAATTTCCGTGTCTGTCCCTGCGTTTAATCTACGCTTTACCAGCAAAACATCTTTGTAGTTGATTGATTCCGCTGTGATTAATTCCTGTGTGATTTGTTTCTTTGCCATGATTGATAAATTTTAGAGTTTAATTAATTGAGTTTTAAAGGGGCCCAGCAGATGGTATGCAATGGCCGGGCCCTGGTGTTTAGTGTTAAATAGTTTTTAATAGTTCATCAAATTGTCTTTTTTCCTCGTCTATTTTGTTTTGAACGTATTCCGCGTCCGTTACAAAAACGATTCTGTCCAGGTTTATTTTTGTTGTTTCGCTATCTCCAAACATGTTTGTCGTGTACAAGATCATTTGTTTATTGGTGATTTTGTCAATATTCATCTGGTCTCCTCTTAGGTCTAACATGTATTGTATCTCGCTATTTCTTATTGCGTAGATACTTGTCAATTCTCCCTCCATTCGGCCATGTTTAGCGTATTCAATTTTGATGCCTGAAATGTGTCTGAATTCCGATTTAGTCGGGTTTAACATGTAGAAGGTTTCACCTCTTTTTAATCTGTTGATAATTTCCGTTTTCGTGTACATGATTGATAAATTTTAGAGTTTATTAATTTGATTTGTTTAAATGTTTTTTATAATGGTGTCAATAATTCCGATATAAATTGCTACAGCTAACATTCCTAGCATTAGTATTGCGAATAATGTTTCCGCGAAAAAGTCCGATAGTATAAAAGCGATTATTTTTTTCATTTTAATAAAGTTTTAAAGTTGTTGCTATTAGTTCGGCAACAGGACAATGATACGACGCATTATTGAATAAAGCAAATAAAAGTTTAACTAAGGAAACTAACAAACGGCCTGGAGTCAATAAATACAGGGGTTTGAAGAGTTTAAAATTTGTTGTCGTTGTTAACTAATTGTTAACAGGTTAGGCCATTAAGAGCAAAACGGGGGACAAATAGCAGGTTAAAATTGTTCTAAGTGGTTGAGATTGTGGTAGTTGTGGGTGTTGGGTGATGTTTTTTTCCGTGGACGGCCAGACGGCCAAAAAGCCCCATAAATAAGCTACACGACGTCCTGTAAGTCACTGAAAATCAATACGTTAGCTGTCCTGGGCTGAGATGGTGGGGCCCCGTCGCAAAAAAAGGATTGTTATTGCTGTGATGGCTTGGCCTGGTTAAAGTTACCGATTTTCTCCTGAAAGGCTAGGGGTCGGTTCATTATAGTAATACCCCCCGACACACCAACTTCACATTTGACAGGGTATCAAAACCCTAAAGTACTGATGCACATACCGTTAAGCTTATGCAGATGCATTGCAAGTGCATTACACATGTATTACAAGTGCATTAGTTTCGCATTGCAGATGTAATGCATACCCCATGCGGATGCAATACAAAGGAGAAGAGAAGAGAGAAGAAGAGAGAAAAGAATATTAGTTAGCACAGCTAGCTTTTTAGTAATGCCATAATACATAATTCCGAAGGATAAATGTAGACATGGTTTACTAGTATGAGAAAATAGATATATAGGGGAAATAATTAGTTATACTGATGGTCAGGCATTTAAGGGTTAAATAGCGTATTTGAGATTAATACAATTTGTCACTGTCTTGATTACAAAGGAATTTTTCATATATTTGATTAGGAATGATTTTCCATGAATATAAGTTTTAGAGTTTGGGGGGAGGAGTGATTACCTCCCCTTTTTTGAATATGGGTAAAGAAAAAAGTAAGAGCTGGAAAAGCTACGGAAATAAGCTGCCGAGTAATGATAAAGAGTGCTTCTATTGTGGCTCTAGATTATGGGAAGGCAATCGAACTACCGACCACATTATTCCAAAAAGTAAAGGCGGTATCCTATCTAACGACAACAAAGTATATTCCTGTAAAAGATGTAATAGCTTAAAACAGGATCACTCCGTTAAGGACTTCGAAGGTATTATCAAGTTTATGGTAAGAGAGATGGATAAAGACCATGAGGCTAAAATGGAATACTACCGTAATATTTTAATATCTCTAGAGAAGTTAAGAAAGAACAAGACGGCCAATGGAAAGACAGCTAAAGGTATTTCAAGCGATAAAGGATGAATGTGACCGCATTGATGCTAATGTTCAATTAGAGCACGTCTATGTGATGGATAAACACACAGGGGAGTTTATACCTGTCCTAGCTGTTCTCAACGAACAAGCACAGTTTGTATTGCAGAAGATTAGAAAAGCAATAAGGTACAAACCGGATTACGTTACGGCTTACCAGGCAAGCTCTACTGATATGGCTAAAGAATTAACCGGAAGCGAAGCAAAGGTACTTTTTTATCTGATTGGTAAAATGACTTACAACAACCTGGTAAAAGGAATTACAATGAGGGGGCTATCAAAAGGAATAGGTATCGGTGTAAACACGGCCAAGGATGCAATTGATGGTTTAGCCCAAAAGAACTTTGTTATGATAACAGGGAAGAACATCAGGAGGACGTATCACGTAAACCCTTCTATTGTTTGGAAGGGATCGATTTACAAGAAGAAGCAGAAAGTGGATATGTTTTTTGATAACAATATCAAGGATGCAGTGGCTGCTTATAATGAAAAATAAAATTTTGAAAAACCCTACGGGTTGTTAAGCTTGATTATATGAACCTAGGAGGCATACCTTTTTCCGCATGGAAACCTGATCATCGGCCTTTGGAATATCCGAAGGAATTTGTCAAATGGATTGACTCTATCAATTCAGGATGGCAGAATAAAATTGATTACGAGCCTTACAACAAATGGCAGGAGCAAGCGGAGATATGGCTACGTGATAAAACCGACATCACAGATTTTCACGATGTTGACGAACAAGCAAACTTTATTATATCTGAATACCTGAAATGTAGAGGTAACTCTCTTTACTACTGCAACAAGCACGGATTCCTGAAAGAAGGAGACGTAGATGGAGGAGGAGTTAAGTTTGATGCATGGGAAGCCCAAAAGATAACACTGTTCCTAGCCGACTGCGGATACAACATGATGATCGGTAAAGCAAGACAGATTGGATTTACATCCACACTAGGTTTGCTCGCAGGTAAAAGAATTAATTTCAATAACTCGTATTACGTAAAGTTTGTAACCCATACCAAGGATAAAGGGGAGGAAATTTTTCGTGATAAAATCAAGTGGGCTTTTGGTAGAGTGCCGGGGTATCTTAGGAATGAGGTATACAACGATGCACACAACATGTTATCTCTTCAGGAAAAAGGAAAGAAAGGGGAATCAGGAGGAGCCAATTCTAGAGCAGAGGTAGTTACACCATCTGTGGATGCAATAAACGGTGGTCAACCAAACCTTATCCTTATGGATGAGATTGGGCTAATGGATGTATTTACCGCTATGATGAAAGAAGGTAGACCTGCTTTATTCTTCTACAATCCCAAAACCAAACAAATGGAAATGAAGCGACAACTTATCGCTTGGGGTACAGGTGGGGAAATGGATAAAGGTGGTGCCGTATTCGAAGTAGAGTTTAAAGCCGCATACAAAGCCTGGAGAGAAAAAAATTATAACTACGGAATCATACCGCTATTCTTTGATGCATACGCAAGGGAAGGTATGACCAGAGATATTATTGAAAAAGAAAAATTATACTACTATTCCGTTACAGGAGTAGAGGCTGAAAGAAGTAAGGTGCAATTTCACCAGCACTATCCAATGTCTATCGATGACATGTTTCTTCGTAAGTCCGCAACCATATTGCCTATCCATGAAATAAACAAACACATAAATAAAATCTATATGCTCAAGGAAGGTGATGAGCCTTCGTATGGATACTTCCAGCCCATATACGACATAAACGAACCAACACCTGATTTGTTTTTAAAGTATAAAGTTACAGGGGTAGAGTTTGTGAAGACTAAAGGAATACAGGACGAAAGAACAACATCAGTAATATGGAGGCACCCTGAAGAGAATTGGGAGTTCAGATACTACCAGGGAACTGACCCTATTAACTCTGAAACAGGTAAATCCAAAATGTCAACCGCAGTATGGGACGCACTTGCAATGTCTCCTGCGTGTGTAGTTAACTGGAGAATCAGGTCTTACAAGGAATGTTATCTGCAATGCATACTTGCAGGAATGTATTACAACGTGGACAATCGTGAAACTAAAGATCTTGTCGAATCCAATATTGGTGATTCTTATTTGGATTTTAGAGAAATGCATGGATTTGAAAGAGGTGTTGTAGCTAACGCAGATTTGCCAATGTCTTTGCAAGGGGGGTCTGCAAAGTGGTGGGGTATATCCAACAAAGCATCTACTGCAGGAAGGATTACAAACAGGATTATTGAAATGATTGAATTATATGCCGACAACATATACATTCCATGGTTCTGGATACAATGTAAAACATTTGTCGAGAAGTCTTTGAAAGGAACAACCTCGCACAGACAAAGTAGATTTCAAGCAGCTGATTTGAAGTTTGATTTTGATGATGTTATATTCTCAATAACTTATGCGTATATTAATGCAGACGCACACAATAGATTTGAGCCAAGAAAAATTAGTGGTGCAAAATCGAACAAAGTGTTTACAAAGTACGTTCAGAATAGAGAAACCAACTTTCAAATGCGTCTAGCACAGGTGAATGACAAAGGAGAGGTTGTTAAGTATCTTAATTAACTAGATGATTTGTATAAGAAAAAAAATTATATTTGTGAATAGTAATACTGTGCAGAGTTTTTTATAACTGTACTGAAGAACTGCATTTCTTCTGTATTAACTAAATATTTTAATCATGGCAAAAAAAAATTACGACGTAGCCGTACTTAACACTCTGCAAGCTTCGGGAGCAGATATTGTTATTTCAAATGGAAAAGTGTCGCTGGACTCAGGAGCAGCAGACCAAATTTTACCGATACAATGGAAGAATATTGTGTCTTATTCAAAAACATCTTATGCAGCAGGTACTGCCGAAAAAGAGTATATTGATTTTACAGCAATTACTCCAGCAGCTAATACCGAGTACACACTTTCAGTTAAGCATAACGGAAAAACAAGAACGTACTCCATGATTGGTAAAACCGCACCTACTAACGCTGCAGCAATTGTTACAGCTATTGTAGCTGATGTAAACAATGATCCTAACGCTGTTGTAACTGCAGTTGCTTCAACAAACGTAGTTCAGCTTACAATGAAGGCTTCGGCTTTATCAGGAGGAGGTATTACTTCATCATCAGCTGGTGCATCGGTTACTACAAATACTGCTTTTGTAGCTCCGGCAGGAAGTGCTGCTGAAGTTGAAGCAGCTAGAAAAGGGGCATCACAAACTAATGGAGAGTACACTAAGTATTCTATTATTTACGATAAGCCTGTTTCGCATAACGCTATTAGTGGACAAAAAGCTTTCTTGGAAGTAGAAGCTGTAATTTATGTTCGTGAAGGTGCAACAAACTTCTCTGATTTAGAAACAGATATTGACCAAATTTTAGCTCAAACAGCATCTTCCGGATCTAGAGGTTTGGATACCGCAAGCATTGCAGCATTAGCAGGGTCTGTAAAGAATTATATTACTATTTAAAAAACGGGGGAGTATACCTCCCCTTCTTTTTATCGTAAAATGAGAAATGAGTAAAGAGTTAGTAATTTCATTATTTGAACCATCCAAGCGAGATATGAAGCTGGATTATCCAGAACTCGCAGATGTAGAAGAATTTGAGGAATTAAACGCAAGAGAATTAAAGTTTTGTTGGTATGTAGGAAATCGTACTAGCCCTTTAGCAAAACTGGACAAAAAGATTAGAGTTGTGCAAGCAGCTGAAACTGCGTTTGAAGGATACCGAAGAGATAAATCGATGATAGACGGTTTACGAAAAGGAATTATACCTTCAAAGCTAAAGCTGGCAATTGCAAAAATGACTACTTATGTTCCAACTGTAAGACTAAAAGCAAAGTTAAATACCGAGTATATTTTTGAAGCAATGCAAGATCTTGTTATAATTGACAAGCAAACCAGGAAGATGATGACTGGTGATGAAAAGAAAGAATATCAAGCATTACTATCTAAGGTATCGGCAGATTTGCCAAAACTTGTAGATAGGATAGAAGGTGGTTTCGGTATTAAGATAGTTGAGAAAAACAATCGTAAAGCTGAAGTTAAGATATCGCTTAAAGATGTTTTATCAGAAATAGACCAAGATTAAAACTTTAAAGTATGCTGTTTTACATAACTGAATCACATAGGCCAAATAGAATAGAGGAGAAGAAAGATAAAGATTATCATTTAAGATTTGGTAGGTGGGTTTTAAATGGATTGAATCATCCATTACACCAGGCTTACGTAAAGAAATCAATGATTAACTGGTCATTCTACAAAGGTAATCAGTGGATATTTGATGAAGACCTAGAAGCTTTCTTTATGGATGAGTCCGGAGATATTCGGAATCGACTGAAGTTTCAAAAGAACATGATTAGACCAATGGTAGAGCAGTACGTAGGTAATGCTATTAGACTACCATATCGTGCAAGAGCAAAAGCTCAATCTGATTATGTAATCAACAAAAGAGAAGAAGAATTGGCAAAGCTTGCATTTTATCATGACGCTAGAGAGTCAGATGATTTAATGGAAAAGCATATCGATAAAAGCATCCCTCTCGGTGAGACGAGAGAGGAAACCATGGAGATATTTGAAAATGTATTCGTCAATGAATACGAAAGAGATATTAATGGTTTATTGCAATGGATGGAAAAGCATGTTGATATTGACCAAATAAAATTCATTACTACAAAGCATTTAGCCATTACTGGTTTAGGTGCATATATGGGTTCTGAGTATAACTCAAATTATATTGGAGAAGCAGTTGACCCAATGTATTGTTGGTTTGATAGATCAGCACAAAAACCTGATTTAACTGATGCAGAGTACCAAGGTAGATGGTATTACCATGATGTACCATCAATTCTAGAAAGATGGCAAGGCATTACTAATGAACAAAGAAGAACAATTGAACAAGCTTCTAAAAACGAAAGCACATCGGTCAATAAGATAGTACAGCAGTTTTACAACCATACAGGAAGTAAGATACCTGTATTTGAAACATTCTGGAAAGATACGGAACAGCAGTGGTATGGATGGGTTAATGATGAGTATGGATACCCTTTCTTTACTTTAATCGATCACGAAAATAGTGCTTATACTACAAAAGACTTAATCGACCCACCAAACGATTCTCATAAAGAAATACTAGGTAAAAAGAAGAAAGCAAAAATATACGTTGACGTACTAAGGTATTGCACATTTATACCAAAAGAAGAAGTTGGTAATTTAGGAGCAGGAAGCGAAGATATAGTTTTGGAACACGGTATTTTGCCGTATGAAGAAACATATTGGTTTGACCCTTCTAATGTAGAGTTTCCAATTAAGTTTTACGCTTGGTCTTATGATAAAGGAGAAGTTCTTTCACCATTAGATGACGCAATACAACCTCAAAGGTTTATTAATAGGATGCTATCCATAGCGGAATCACATGTGAATAACATGAGAGGTTCAGGAACTGTTATAGCTAAAAACGCTATAGACCCTAGAGATGGTGAGGAAAAAATTCAAAGAAACATTAATAAAGGCAAACCAATTACTGTTGACATTACAAGGACTGGGTCAGTACAAAATGCTATTGGAACGTATGGTACCGATCTTGGTGGAGGTGTTAACCAGATTTTTAGCTTAGTTAAAGAAATGCAGGTAAGCCTTCAGGATGTAACAGGGATAAATGAGGCTATGACAGGAACTCAAGGAGACTCTTTAGTTGGTGTTATTCAATCTCAAATACAAAGAGGTACCTTAATTCAAGAGCCATTTTATTTTGCTTTAACATCAATACTTAAGCAAGCATACCAACATATGGCTACAGTTGGTAAAAGGATTTACCACGACAACCCTAGAAAGCTTACAATGATAACCGGAGACAAAGGTTTAGAAAGAATCAACATTACAAAAGAAATGATGTTAGAGGATTTTAGAATTTTTATCGAAAGGTCACAGCCAAAAGAAACACAATTGGAAACTACGAACAATTTAATATTGACGTTATTCCAAATGGGATTAATAGACAATAATGTAGCTGCTAATTTATTTAACAGAGCAGACGCTGATGAAGTTGCTACAGCAATGAGACAGCATCAGATTAATCTTAAAACTGCTACCAACAGAACGGATAACCAACAAATGGCTGCAGAAAACCAAATGATGGCAGACGCTCAACAAGAACAGGAAATGGCTAGGTTAGACCAAGAGCAAATGATGGAAATGCAAATGGAAGAATCTGAAAGAGCCAGACAACATGAAGTAGACCAAACATTATTAAGAGGGGAGCTTCAGGATCAGAGAGAAAGGACTAGAGCTGAACTAAAAAAAGATGGTGAACTGAACGAGGAAGATGCAGAGATTGCAGACAATATAAAAAGAATGCTACGTTCTAGTTAAACATTTATTGATATATTTGCGTATATTGTCATGTAAAATGTAATGAAATATGTCTGAAGAGAAAAGTGAATCAAAAGCAACTGAGGAACAAGAAGTTGTAGAGGTTCAGGAAACAGAGCAACAAGAAGAACAGAGTAATCCTACGGCACAGGAAAGAGAAACGGGTGGTCAACCACTGGGCAAGACTACAGATGAAAGAGCAGCTGAAATAGACCACATAATGAATATGGCTAAAACTAATCCAGCCATAAAGGAAATGCCTGAGTATCAAGAAATGATGGAGGAATTATCCAAAATTGAAAAGAGTAAAACTCAGGAAGTTCAAGACACAGAGCAAGAAGAAGCAGAAGAACAGGAAGAAGAAACTCAAGAGGAAACTCAAGAGAGTGAACAAGAGGAAGAAACCTTGGACATTGATGATGAAGACGATGTTTTCGGAATCAATAAAGGTAGAAAAGGTACTAAGTATAAATTCAAAGACAGAAAAGAAGTTGATGAGTTTATGAAGAAAAAGTACGGTGCCAAAGATTACCCAAAGCTCTTTGAATCGGTTGATAAGTGGAGGAACGATAGTCAACAACTAACTCAAGTACAAGAACAAAATGAGAAAATAGTTGAAGGATTAGGTTCTTTACCACAACCAATTAAGGATGCCATCCAAGCTTACAGTGAAAGTGAGGATTGGCGATCAGCATTCTCGAATGCAGCTACGCATTTAGATTTTAATGCAGAATTTGAAGAACTTAACAAAGAGGCCGTTGTTGAGCATTACTTCAAAAGAAGGTATGAATCTTTACGCAAAAAACTGGATGAAGAGGATATTGATGAGGATGAGTATAATGATAGAATTGAAGATTTTTATGATTCCTCTCAAAGATTGTTTGCGTCAGATAAGAAGACTATAGAGAAAGAACGTGCCAAGGTGATTAAGAAACAAGAGGAAAGCGAAGAGGCTTTCAAAGGTTCTGCACTTGGTTCCGTCAATTCTTTAAAGGATGAGTTCCCTAACTTCAGTAGCAGTCAGTTGCAAAAAATTAGACGGCACTTGGTTAACGGTGATATTAATAGTCTATTCGTAGAAGATGGCAAATATATTAAAGATGCTGCCAAAAGGATTGCTTTTGCTTTGTATGGTGAAAAGATCATAAAGGCTAAAGTAACCAAAGCGAAAAGAACTGGTAAGAATGAGTCTAAAGAAGAGTTCTTTAGCAGAGGTAACAGTAAAGTGAAAACTTCTAGAAGCCAGCAAGGTCATAGTGCTGCTAGAACAGAGCAATCTGTAAACCACCTGCAAGGACAATTTAAAGAAGACCCATATTCTTAATTATTAATTAGTTAACAAAAAGTAAAAAAGAAAAAAAATGGCAATTTACGACAATGCTTCAGACAAGAGCATAGTGAACTTAAACTCAGTTGGTTCACAGTATGCTAGTGACTTCAGTCACGATACCTCTATTTTAGTAGAGAAGATTACTAACAAAGCTATCTTTGATGCTTCACCACAACAGTTCATGGATTTGAAACTGTTAAACATGAAGCCATCAGTTCCTGTAAACTCTGATGAGTTTTTCTACCAGGAAATGGATTATCAAAGAAAAGTTTCAGTAGCTGCTTCATCGCCTGCTGGTGTAACTTACCCAACAACTCAAGCTATTACGTTAACCTCGGTAGACGATATCGCAGAGGATTATGTAATTGTATATCCTAACAACAAAAAAGGTATTGTAACTGACGTTAACACAACTACTAAAATTGTTACAATTACTCCTTTAAATGGAGATACCGTTCCTACTGTAACAAGTGGAGATAACATTCACTTACTATCGCCTGTTGAAGCTGATGGTGCAGATGGATTTGCAAACATGTTTAGAGCTACAACTACTGAGCGTTACAACTACGTACAGTTGTTTTCTAAAACAATCCGTTATGGTGAAGTTGAGTTGTACAAGCTTCAAAAAGCTGCTGCAACTGACAATTTTATTGAAATGGAAAAGAACGCAATGTTCAGTCAGTTCAGAACAGATATTTCAAATGCATTTTGGAATGGTGAAAAAGGTGAGGCTATTTTAGCTAATGGTGATAAAGCAAAACTTACTCAAGGTGTTTACCCTGCGATGGTTGCTGCTGGTTCTCCAAACGCTTCTGCAACATTAGCAACTTTAAAAGAGTCTTTTGAAGACACAGTATTGGATACTGAATTTGGTGAGTATGGTGCAGTGAGAATGGCTTTTGCTACTCCAAAGATTATCTTAAAGCTTTCTAAGCAGTACAAAGATACTTTGACAAGATACACTCCGAATGATGAGATTGCTAAACTAGGTCTTAAAGAAATCGATTTAGGTTCTTCTAGAATTGTATTGGTTCCTTACTCAAGATTTGGTAGTGACGCATCTTTCCCTGCTGCATTCGCAAACAGAATCTTCATCGTAGATATGAAGAACATTACATTGAGATCAATGTGGGGTGAGAGATCAGGAGAAACTCTTGATAGAGTTCAAGGTGTTCCAAAGAGATACAAGGAAATGTGGGTTGACGCTAACTACGGTGTTCAGTTCAACAATCCTTTAGCTTGTGGATACATCGATGTAACACTATAATACTTAATTTATACAGAAAGCCTGCTCATAATTGGGCAGGCTTTTTAAAACAACGTAAGAAAAGATAAATGAAAAGTTCAGTTAATAAGGGAAATGAGAAAGCATCGCAGCAAAAAGCTACTCAAGAAGCAAAAGAAATAGCTGCAAAAAAACTAAGTGAGATACCTCAATCTGTTGAAACAGAAAGTGCGGAAATGACACTTATTAAAGACCTTCAAGCTAAAATTAATAGACTGGAGGCAAAAGCATCTAGCAGTAATGAAGAAAGTTTAGAGCCATCTGTAGAAGATGATTATTTAGAAGACCCCGTAATGTTTTTCTCTTATGGTAGTACATGGAGAGTTTATGGGGATAAAAGAAGAGGAAAAATTGTACACGCACCTGTAGATGGTGGTATTAAGTTTTCTAAAGCTTACAGATACGAAAGAAGAACTGCTGCTAGAAGAGGTATGGAAATAGTTTCTGTTTGTTCAGTTACTGTTCAAAGTAAAGCCCTGGTAAAATGGTTGAGAGAACATACTTTGTTTGGTGTAAAGTTTTTTGAATCAATCAGTGACGCTTCTTCTGTAGATGTTACGTTTGCAGAAAAAATGACTGAAATCAATCATATGGTTAGCAATATGAGCGATATGCAGGCAGTAGAACGAGCTAGAATGGAGGGCGTTAATACAAATACACCAGACATTGACCTTGTTAGAAAGCAGCTGGTTGAGAAGTTAACAAGAAAAGATTTGAACGCAGAAAGTAACAACAAAAAGTCTTATCACGTTAACTCATTAAACGCAGCTCAAGCAGGTGAGTCAAATAAGCTTATAAACAAAGGTGTAGCTTCCGGACAGGATGTTTACACATAAAAACATAAAAGATGGCGATAGCAGCACAGGATTTAGCGGATAAAATAAGATTTGCATTAGACGCAGAGAACGCTGATCACTATGGTGATAATGAAGATATTATACCAGCTATAAATTCTTCAGTTCAGTGGCTGATATCGGTTATCAATTCTGTCTTAGGACAAAAAAAATTAGGAGAGGAAATATTTAGGGAATTAACATTTGCTAGAGTTTTCAGAACATCAAGTGATTCTAGAATATCGTTAGAGGTATTTCCTGATGATCCATGGACAATTCTAGCGGTGTATCCTCTTCCAACAACAGGGGATAATGATGGTACATATACAGAGCCTACGGATAAAAAGGAAAGTGCTCATGTTACTAACAAATATCATATAACATCTGATTATTCCGCTAAAAGACTAACTATAGAAGAATGGGCTTTAAACAAACAAAACCCATTTGCTGCAGGCTATGCTGGTACCGCTGTATGCGACACTTTAAAAGAGTACGCATATTTAAGTCCATTTGATTATCGTTCTAATGACTCGGCACCACAAAAGCAAGAAATCGAAGTAAGACCTGCTGTTGTTAACGATGAGGTAACTGTTTTTTATATTAAAAAACCGACCAAAATTACCGCACTAACTGATAGTATTGAGTTTCCGGATTCTGTATTTTCGTTGCTATTTAACAAAGCTTTAGCTTATATTGCATATAAGCAAGGAGATGGCACGAATATTAGTCAAATTAGTGGTCAAGATATCTCAATACTGTTAAGAGCAATTAGTTAGTTATGGCAACATATAGACACGTATTATACAACGTACTTGAGTCTTACAAGAAAGTACACGACGACACAACTGTGCAACCTGCTCAAGTTGTTTTTTGGATTCAGGTAGTAACGAATCGTTTAAGGAGGGAGAACAAAGAAGAGATAGGTTTAGCGAGATATCTAACAAGGTTCTGTAGTGTTCCTGTATATACGGACGCTAATTGTAAAAATCAAAAGTATATTGACATTCCTACTGATGTTTTTGACATGGATAATGACAAAGGCATTCAGTATATAACGTACAATTACGACACAGGTTGCTGTTGTACCGGGCCTAATTTTTCACAAGTTCAATTTCAACCTACATCTCCTGGAGAATCAATGAGGTTACAAATGGACGAGTATGAGCGACCAAGTCCAAAACAACCATACTTTTACAGGGTTACAGGTATTAATAATTGTGACAATGTAAATAGAATATACTTTTTAGGTTTAGAGTGTATAGATGTTTCTGACGTAGAAATAGGTATTGTTTGTAGTCAAGACCCATCACAGGTGTGTAATCTAGATGAAGAGATTCCATTACCAGAGTGGTTGATAGAAGAGTTAATAACAAGAGTTTTAAACTTAGGAAGATTTATCTTAATATCACCACAAGAAAGAGTTAATGACGGATCAGACTTAACAAGACGTTCTGTTAATCAAGTTCCAAAAACAGAAACTCCACAGCCTACAGAAGAGCAGATTGTTAATCAAGCTGCAACGCAACAAGAACAAAGACAAAGAATACAAAATCAATTAGCAAATGGACAGTAACGATTACTTATCAGTGAATCACATTTTAGCTGAAGCTTCACAAGCTTTGGCAGATAAGGATTTTAGAAGTGGAATGTCTAAAGGTTGGTATATTTCCAGAATACAAGATGCACTTCAAGAAATAGCTATTGATACTTTTTATCAAAAAATTACGGATGATTTCGATGTTCCTTCGGACTTGAATCTTCCAATGATAGATAATGCTTTTAATATTAGATTAATGGTTTTGTATAACGGTGATTGTTGTACGCCTAGTTCATCCGCTACCGTTCATTGGAAAAGAAACTACAATAACAAAAAAAAAGTTGATGGTGCGGCTACAAGAAATATGCCTACAGAAAAAGCTAATAGACATGACCCTATTTTGCCTTCAACTAGAGGTGTTAGCAATTACTACTACGCAGCTGTAGAGAATGGCATTATTAGTTTAAGCCCTGGTTGTGCAGCATTTTCCAAAATAAGAATAACTTATAATGGAATGGGTATACAGGTTGGAGACACTCCGGTTATTCCCAGGTTTTTTGAAAGAGCAGTAAATGCATATGTTCAGTATCAGTTTTGGTTAGCTAAATCAGCGGTAGAGCCACGAAAGTGGATTGGTCTTTTAGATAGAGCAGACGCAAAATATAATCAAGAGTTAGAAAAAGCAAAGATTAGAATATCCAGTATGAATTCTTTCGAAAAAGAATCAATGGACGAATACATATCAAACGCATTACATAAGTAAGAATGAAACAATTACATCATCCTAAAGACTCAAAAACCTACGTAAAAGGGGCAAATAGAGATATTGAAAAAGAATTTCTCAGTGGAGATGAAGGTTCATATCTAGATGCCTGCAACATGCGTCCTACAGACATGGATGGGGATAATGGTGCATTGCCTAAAATAAAAGGTGAGAAAATACATTATGCTGCAGTAGATAATAATTGTCAAGACGGAACAAGTAGTCCATTATCTTCTAGTTATAAATGTATAGGTACAGTTGAGGTTAATGATAATATCATAGAATTTTGGGCAGACGAAAACCAAGCTTTAGATTCTTTCGTTAGAATTAATGGCACGATAGTTTTAAAAAGCCCTGACTTTCCAATAAGACACGATTATCCTTTACAAATTGCTAAGAACGAATCCTGTGCAGGAGGAGAGGTTTATGTAACAGACAACTTTAATACCCCTATGTTTTTTAATGTAGAGGATTTAATGATTAACGCAGGGATTTTTAACTCATCCGATTGTAGTGATAAGTATTTTTCACAATACAATCCGAATCAATATAAACTTTCTTTACAAGGTAGTCTCAATGTTCCAAAATTTATCGATCTTGAATCAACTGGTTCAACATCTATAAGCTATAGAAAAAGAAATGGTGCAGGAGGTTTACCTGTAGGAACATATGCGTATGCAATGAGGTATGTGTCGGATTCTGGAGAAAGAACAAATGTAGGGATGTTTACGCCTACTATACCTGTTGTAAGTCAATATTCATCTCAAAGCACAATATACCCATATTCCAAAACAATGGGTGATTTGCCTAACGAAACAAACCTGACACAATTCGCAATAAGACTTAGGGTTAGGGTTAGTAATACTAACAACTACGATTACATAGAAATTATTCGTATTAGATGGACTAGTGGTACTGCTTTAGGAACACCGCCTGCAGGTGAGGTTATATTAAAAATAGATATTGAAGAAGGTGAGGTTGGTTCATTCGATGTCGAAGATGCGTCTTTAAGCAAGGTAGAAGATCTTACCCAAGAAGAAGAAGCTGATGTATTAAACGCTGTAGCAAAGGCTAAGTCGATAAGGTATTACGAAAACAAACTTTATTTAGGTAATGTTCAATACGCCAGTAAAGACATTGACACAGACTTAACTTTCGATACCGTTGGAGGAGTTGCAAAAATACACCCAACAATAGAAGCTTTAGGCAAAAGTGGACATAGTTTACCATATAATTATGCTTACCATAAAAGCTATATGTCTACTGAAAAGTATGGTTTTGGTATAGTGGCTATGGATGAAAACGGTTCTAGGTCATTTGTAAAAAAGATAGACGGTGCTGGTAATGTAGAAGTTCCTTCAAGAAGAGATCCTGTCTCTCAAGAAACTATAGATACATCAATTAAAGGCATTCCTAAAGCTGCATTAACTCTAGGTGGAGCAAATTATTGTCATGAAGTATTTGATATGGATGACGCAGTAGGTAAAACTGAGCGGTGTTCATTTGTAAACATGATTGACGAAGGAAGAAAGTGTTACAGAAACGTAGGTGATGGAGAACAAAATTTTGGTTCATGTAGTAATGCGGATTCATTAAAAAAAATATCTACTTCCTGTGCAGGTAAAAAAATAAAATGCAAAGATTTAGGGTTTAGAGGTTTAAGACCTTATTACCCCGCAGATAGTTATACTAATCATAATTATAATCCAACTCAAGAAATTTACAGAAGCAGAACAGGTAAAGTGGTTTCTCCTTCTAGGAAAATGTTTGCACCAAATTATTATGCAAAAGGATTTTCTATTGAAGGAATAAATCTACCTAGCTGGGTAAAATCATTTTCAATAATGAGAACTCAACCTGCTAAAAAAGTAGAAGCCCAAGGGCTGGCATTTTATGCTTTAAAGAGTGCCGATGGTTTATTTGGTGCTAACACAATGAAGTATAAAAACAGAGTGTGGTTTTACTCCCCCGATATGAATCAAGATAGTGGATTGTATCCACAAATCTTTGACCAGGTTTTAAGCGGTGTTGGTACGGGGGAGTATTCTTTGAAAATGGAAAGTCCATTAGGGTTTAGTAGTGAGTATTATAACTTCAATGAAAAAGCTTGTGGTGCAGTTCCGACTTTTGGTATTGATATGATTTCTTATGCTAGGTTAATGAGAGATAAAGTTTCTGCTGAATTCAACCCAATGGAAAGTAGTAGCATGGGAATACCTGGTCCAGATGGACAGAGATATGTTTCTTGGGGTGAATGGAGAAGAGAGTCTTCGCCAATACCTCCTGCTTTTGGAACAGGAACTAATTCAAATTTATTTAATATCACCAATATAAAAGTAATAAAAGGTGCAGGTACTACAGCAGGAGATAGAGGGGGTCACTATTGGGAAGTTACTTTAGATAAAGATGTTTACGCTTCAGGAGGTTTAGGCTCTGGGTATTCTTTAGATTTTCAAGACGAAGCAGTAAGAAATTGGCACGAGCCAGTATATGTTTGCTCTATTGTAAGAAATGCTAACTCTGTAGAAGACCCTCAGATACAAGATTACATACCAACAGGTCAAATACAGCATGTACGCTCTTTAGTGGCAGCTAGTTTAGATGATACAGATCCTATAACAGCAAACTTAGTTGATGAAAGATGGGAAGATTGTATACCTGATTTACAAGACTCTAGTGGTAATCAAATAGCAGAAACACTAATGCCTACTCAGTCTGCTGAGTATTATAATTTAGATAGATTTGTTACTGTTATTGATAGTCAAGGAAACGAGAAAAAGTGGATTAATTGTACTTTTAAAACAGCGTCACAAATTAACACTATACTGCAAGACATACAGAACAATGGCTACTACCAATCAACAGACGGCTCATCAACTAGAGTTTACGGTATATACAAACACACAGACTATAATAATAGGCGATTTGCATTAAAGTTTGATACAGGAGGTTGGCCTTCGGGAGTAAATACATCTTTGTATCCAGACGATAATTTTATTCCGAAAAAAGGACATAAAGTATATGTCGATTGGGACAAAAGAATACCTATTAGATTTTTTGGTGGAGACACTTATGTAGGAGAAAGTGTTCACCCTATATACGATTTAAAGTACAAAAGCACAGGTTGTCCTATTGATGCCGCAAACAAGCATAGAATCAATATTGGAATGCCTTATAGAAAAGTAACTGTAAATAAAAGAATATTTATGGTTAAGTCAGGATTGGACGTGTTGTCTGATAATATACAGAATGTTGAGACATTAAAGCATGATAAGATACTAGGGCAAGAACCGTCAAGAATGAGACAGTGGTTACTAATGTATACGGCAGAAACCAGACATGGTATACCGTATTTTTATGGTGAATCTACCCCTAGAGAAACCTTAAACACATTCTTTCCGATAACGCACTACAGACAGAGGCCGAACAAGTGGAATGACAACAATCCTACGGTTACAACTCATGACGCTTATACGACTGAGTATGGAGATGAAGTGAAGTATTGGAATTACGGTGGTTTCCGTTTTACACAAATGACAAATATTGATTACGCTCAATACAATAATTTTACTTTGTATACAAGCAAGCCTAAAGTTGGGTTTACGGATCAAAGCAAGTTCTGCACTAGGATTATATGGTCAGCAGAAAAGCCTGTAAACGTACAAGATAGTCCGAGTGTAAGAAGTTTTCCAGCTTTAAATGTTTTTGACTTGTCTGATAACACAGGTGAAATAAAGTATTTATTTGATTCAGATAGCGGCAAAGGAAACAACCTTATTGCATTTACTGATAGCGGTATTGCTATTTGTTTAACCGATAAAAGAATTATTAGCGAAGTAAGTGGCTCGCAGTTAGCTGCTATAGAAAGTGCCACAAGAGGAGTCCAAAAACAAATATGGCTAACCAAGCGTACCGGTATGTCCGATGAAATGTGGAGAACAGCTGCAGAAAGTGGTTCTTCAATTTATTTTGCTAATTACAATTCAGCTTATAGACTTACAGGTAATCAACTTGAAGATATTGGAAGAAAAAAATATCACAGTAGATTGTGGAAAGATTTCTTGCAAAAAGTTGGAACAGGATACAGTACGGATTTAACAGGTGTCTACAATACTCTGCATAATGAATATTGGATTTCTTTTAACGATAAAGAAAATAACACAGAGGTAGATACGTCTAGTGTTACTTATTTACAGTGGAATCCCATTTCTTCAGACGCTATAGGATCTGTTTTAAATATTGCTTATAATGGCAATGTTGCCAATTCAGGAAATCAATACTTTGGAGTATCAGCCGCTTCTCCCACATTATTTCTTACGGGAACCCCTACCGATGATTCGGTTATAGTTATTGGTGGTTTTAATGGACAACTTTTAACTACTGCTGTTAAGGTTGTAGTAGACCCTACGGGAAATTCTATTAGATTTAAAAACCCATTTACTAATGTGATAACAGTAGTAAATCCTGGTGAAGCTTATTATATAACTGTTTTTGTAGATGAAAACCAAGTTGTAACATCAATCAATATGACTGCAACATATAATGAGTTTAGCGGTGTAAAGAAACAAAAATGTGTAACGCCAATGTTTGGTGCTTTGAATGATCACTGGCTCGGCACTAACTCTCATGATTTTGATAGATATCTTTCTTTTGATAATGAACTCTATGGAATGCGTAATGGAGAGACTTATGTGCTAAATACAGGAGACTTAATATATAACCAATCCATCAAAGGTTTCGTTATAAATACATCAACAGGTAAAGGAAAGTCTAAAACTACTACGGGAACAACAAGGGGAGACACTTCTAGCGATAAAGAGTTTTCTAGAATTAGAGTTAGTTCCGACAATAAACCTAGTAAGGTAGACTTTTATGAGACAGAAGCTCAGTTAGATGCAGACACCCCTGTGTGCACCTTAGACGCTGTAGCGTTACCTGCGGTGTTAAAAGATTATCACGGGTTTGAGCAGTATGTGCCTAGAAAAACAGCGGACAGGAAAAGAGTACAAGGAAGAATTTTGTTTTTCAAAATAACACATGACAAGCAAGAAGAGTTTAAGGTGATAAACACAGAAGTGCAATATAAAGTGCTAAAATAAAGGCAAGTTTATATGGCTTAAATTAGTTAAATTTGATTATACACAATTTAAAAGGTTAATAGTTATGGCAGCACCAGTAGCAGCAGCGGCAGCATCAGGAGCAGGAGCAGGAGCAGGAGCAGGAGCAGGAACAGGAGCAGGAACAGGAGCAGCAGGAGCAGCAGGAGGAGCAGATCCAACAATGGTGTCTCAACCTGCAGGAGCTTCAAAATTTCAAGGAAACGATGGAGATACCTCTGGTCAGGGAGGTATGGTTAAAAAAGCACTACAAAAAATTAAAAACAACAAAAAGCTGTTTTTAGGTGGTGCGTTTGGTGCTGCACAGTATATAGCAGGTATTATAAAAAAGAGACAAGCTAGAGGAATGCAGCCTTTGGATGAAGATCCGGAAGTAAGACAAAATCTTTCTAGAATACAAAGAGAGGCTACTGCGTTACGTACTGGAACTGACATGAGTAGAACAAGACAGGCTCTTGACCAAAACCTAAAAAGCATGAATAGGAATGCTTTACGGATATCAGGAGGTGGATTAGGTACTGCTTTGGTAGGACAGGCTAGAAATCAAAAGTCTATTGCTGATGCTTTAGTTAAATTAGACGCTACAGGAAAAGCTGCGGCTAGCGGAAAAGATCAGCTAATCAGTACTGTGATTGATAAAATATCACAAAGAAAACTAGAGCTTCAACTAATGAAACAGCAAAAGTTAGAGGCTGAAGCAGCTGCTCTTAAGAAAGGAGGTTTTTCAAATCTTACAACAGCTATGGGGCTTGATTTGGACACAGGAGGTTCAGGAACGGCTGAAGACATAAACCAAAAAGGCAACTAAATTTATTTAGTAATGGATAAAAAAAACGCAAACGTAGACAAAATTGTACAAAGTGTGCAAAAAGCTGCACTTAACAACACTAACACTTTTGTCACTGATGAAACAGAATCTTTTTTGGATCAAGAAAGGGATGGTATACTTAATAGCGTAAATAATGTTGAGCAGACCGAAATACCAAAGGAAGTAATAGATGAAATGCAAGACGGAGAAAGTCCAGGCGTTGAGGCAGATGTTGATGCTAGTGACATAGTTAATGAACCTATCACAAAAGATGAAGTTGATTTAGACACTTACACTCCAGAAAGAATAGATGAAGCTAGAAGGTATGCGGAGATATATGGAAGGCAACCTGGAAGAGATACAGCACGGGGTAGTTTTGCTGCAGACGCAACACGAAGAGAATTGTTCCCGAATTACGATAGACCAATAAAAGTAGGAAGCTACCAAGGTAAAGTAGTGGGTAATGTGGACATTTTTGTTGGTGAGGGTAACTTACTTCCTTTAGGGCTTATAGCACAAAGAAACAAATCACAACAAAAAGCTGCCGCAAAAAGAAGTAAGATTAGAAAAAAAGTTTTAAACTTATTAGACATAGACACAGCACAACAATTCCAAAAAGGTTTTGATGAAAAGATGGATGACCTTCTTCAGGAATATGGGGAAAAGACAAATTGGAAATTCGAAGTTTTAGCTGACGTAAGCAATCCTTTAGCTCTTAAGTATCGTTCAGATATGCGACAAATGAAAAGGCTGTCAAGAGAGCAAAAAGACGCAGACAAGAGAGCGGATGCAGTTTTAAAAGGTATGAAAAAATCTGAAGGTTTTTATCCACCTGTAGTAATACAGTCTGCTATGAGAATCAAAGAAGGTCAATTTGATATTGATAAGTTACTATCTAAAAAAGGAAGAAAGGAATGGTTTGAAACGTCTTCTAATCTTGTCGCTTATGATAACATGACAAATGTACTTGATACAAAAGTAGTGGACAATATTAAAGCTGATATTGTGCCTATGATAAACGGTATATTTAAAGAGCCAGAAAGTAATGCGGACTTAATAGCTGCATACGATGAAGTTTACCATTCAAAAACACACGATAAGGTTGTAAGTGCTACTAAAAAATTCTATAAAGACGGAAGAGTAGAGCAAGTTGTTGATGCTGTTTTAAAGCAAAACAATTTCTATGTTGGTACTAACGCTCAAGAGAAAAAAGAATGGAGACAATATGCTTTAGATTATGTTTACGGTCTTATAGGTGCAGAAATTAAAACAAACGTAAACTTTGTAAAAGCTAGAGAAGACTCAAGCAGTAATAGCAATAATCGCAATAGAAAACAAGCTTTCACAATATTTACTGATAAGGCAGACCTTTCAGCAAACCCTGAACAGGTGTCTTCATTGAAGAATGAAATTGCAAAAGCTGCACCAAATAAAGCGAATATACCAGCAACAGGTATGACTACCGCTCAAATCAATAAATACAGAATTGGTGTTGCTAATGCTTTTGCAAATCACTATGGTCTTGAAATGGATCTTAAAATAGATGATCAAGGAAACCTTGTAGGTGGTGGTAAGTATGGAGAATTAAAAGGGGAAATAAAAAATGCAGGAGATAATAAGTCATATGACAAAAGAGTAACTGATGTAACTTATGATTTAAATGGAGATCAAGTTGCACCACAGGATTATCTAAAACATCTTAAAACTAAGCATCCAACTGACTTCAGTGAAAGTGACAAGGTTATGTATAATGTGTTGACAGGGTTAGAGGTAGGAAATCTTACCGTAGCTGACTTGAGAAATGCAAAATTATCGCCAACAAATGGTGCGTTTGGTGATGGGAATAGAGGTTTGGCTACGAAATACGAAATGGCTTTATACACGTTTGATGAAGAAACTAGGCAATCAAAACTATTAACTGCTGATGATGTGCGTTTAAATCCAAACCTTATAGATAACGCTATACCTAAAATAATTATAACATATCAGTCAGTTACAATGAAGCTTCCTCATTTAAAAGAAGCTGTAACTAAATCGGGATGGAGTACAAACACAACGGTTCCTGTTACACAAATAGTATACAATTTAGATAACGCAACTGCAGCAATGTTGGATAATGAAGTTAAAGGTGCTAATGTTGAATACAACAGAAATAGCGATAGAACATATAAGCAGCAGCCTGGAACAAAAGAGGAGAAAAATAACAAAAGCAAAACCAATACTGGTAATAAGAAGAAAACAATATAACAATGGCAAGCGAATTTGAATTAGGACAAGAATCTTATGATGAATCTTCTGCACAAATTGGTGAAGGAATAGTTGATGACAATATTCTGACTGAAGAGGAAAAGAAGAAAAAAGAAGAGGAAGCAAAGCTTAAACTACAATTAGCTAAAAACGCAGCTAACCAAACTTCTCAAGGTGCTAGTGATACAACGTCTATTGCGACAGAGGAGCCTGCGTTGCCACAGGAAATACAAGATACTATAAGTTCGCAAGAAGAGACTCCAGAGGAAGAGGTTGTTGATGAAATTGAAGAAGCAAGCGAACAAGAGGTAGATGAAGAGGACACTAAAAACAAAGTGCCAGTAACAAGGTACGCTAAAAATCCTCCGGAAAAAACAGTAAACAATGAAAAAGCAAAACAGCTTTATCAGTTTTTAAGCGAAGATCCAGACATAAACCTTGTAAGTACTTTTGATGAATTTAAAACCAATTGGCTTGGTACGGATGAAAAGGCAAAAGAAATATACGACATACTTTCTGGCCCAAACAATTTATCAGATGAGGCATACGAGGAAAACCTTCAAGACTATTTAAGTCAAGTACGGAGTGATGATGTGGTAGCAAATAACAATGAGGATGGCTATGAAATGGCAAATACAGGGAGGATAAATCTTACTGTAGACCAATTACCAGATGCTCTAGGATTAACCACTAAAGAAGCTGCTTCTTACGACAAAGCAAGAGAACTTCAAGACAGATTAGATGCTTTGATGCCTGCTTACGAAAGAGAATTAGCGGCAGAAAAAACTAGACAAGAAAAAGAAAATAGACAAAATAAGATAGACGAAGCGGCTAAAACCTTTGAAGAAAAGATACATGAGCGGGTTAATGAGGATTTGGGAGTAAGTGAACATAGACAAGATTTATTTGAACTGCAACGTCAATCCGAAATAGGTATTCATCAAGCAAAAAAAACAACACAATTAGGGACTTTAGTAGAACAGTTAAAAAAAGATATTAAGACAGAAAAAAACATGCTAGAAGTAGCAGCGGGAATATCAGCTGCACCATACATTTGGTATGACGGGATAGACGAACCTTTAAAGGAGATGTTGAGTACCGATAAGGAGTTTATTGTTCGTGAATTCAAAGGAACTGAAAATGAAATTTTTTCAACTGAATTTGAAATTGACAAAAAAATAGCTCAAATGGAAAAAGACAGGGAGACAACTATAAAGTTGATAGGCTCTGTTAAATACGAAAAAAGACTAGATAAACTAAAAGAAGAAAGAGCGGATGTTTTAGAAGAGTATTTTGCTCCAATTAATAAAAATATTAACGAGCTAAATGCCTTAAAGCTAGAACAAGGTATTTCTAAAAAAAGAATTGACGCAATTAATAAGCAGATAAAAATTCAACAAGGATTAAAAAGAAATCTTATTCTAGATAACCCAGAGCAAGCCATTAAATCTTTAACTCCTGCATTAGAAGGAAACAATAAGATTATAATGAAGCAAATCATGGATACTATTGACAAGGATCATCCTAACGCATCTGCAAAGGAGAAGTTTGATTTGTTTTTTTTAGCTCACAGGGAAGCTGTAACGCAAAACCTTATAGAAGTTGGTTATGCAAAAGAAGCAGGAATGGATGAAATGATGCGTCCTGTAATAGAAGTAGACATAGGGTGGTCACCATATATAAAAGATGCTTTTAATTGGAAGAGAATTCCTTTTACTTCTATACCTGTAGACGAAGGTACCATGTCTTTAACGGATAAACAAAAGGAAGCTATTAAAGGATTATCAGGGCTTAACGCTATGTTGCCTATTTATTTAACGAACAGGGTTAAAGTTACTGATGATAGTTTTTGGGATGGTTTTTGGGATGGAATGGGATCATTTATGTTACCTAATCTTTATGCTGGCGACACTAACATGACTCAAAAAAGAATGTCGGTAACTCAAAGATTCATAGATGAGTACGGTGTTGACAATGTGGATAAAAAAACATTAGAAGCAATATCAGGAGCTTCCACACCTGCAGATTTGTTTAAAGAAGATTTTAAGTTATGGAACCCATTTACATGGGATGAAGTTGATCCTGTTAGAGCAGGACAGACAACTGGTATGTTAGCAGGTGTTATGGTTGAAATGTTACCAGCAATGGTTGCAACCGCTCCCGAAGGAGGTGCAGGAGGATTAGCTGTTTTGGCGAGAATTGGAAATACTTTAAAAAACGCTAAGAAATTCAAACGATTAGGCAAGGCTTCAGCTAGGTATTTTGATTTATTAAAAGAGTCTTCAAGTCTAGCCAAGTACTCTGTATTTGCAAAAAATCCTTTACTAAAAAATGCTGCATTTGAAGGATTGCGTTTTGAACTGGTTGGAGAAGTGTTTCAAACAAATGAAGATACATTTAATTTTTGGTCAGGTTTTGCAGGTGGTTATTTAGGAGGACTAACAGCTAAAGGAATTAAGTCTGGTGCATCATCTTTATTTACTAAAACTGGTGCTGAAGATGCTTTAGCTAGGTTAGGAGTAGTGTTTGGTGATAAAGCCAAAGGTCTTGCTAATAGTATTATAGAAATACAATCTAGAGGTATTGGTGAGGTTGGAGAAGAGATTGCCCAGGAAATGGTTGAAACATATAGACAGACTCCGGAAGGAAAATCTTTTTTTGCAGAGTTAAGGAAAAAATTTCCTGATGCTAAATCGATAGACGAATTTCTTATAACTACCTATTTAATGGGTAGTATGTTTGGAGGTATGGCTCAGTTTAATAAACTATACAGTAAACATAAAGGTAGTGGAGGAAACACAAAGGTAGTAGACGAAGCTGTAGGTGACATGGCTAACGACCAGTCTCTTGCTATTATGAAAGTGGTTGAAGAAGAGTCAAAAATAGATTCAGAAGGAGGTAAAAGGCAGGCAAGAAAAGTTCCGCTAGCATTAAAGTCAGGAAAAGAGTCTACAGGAGATATGGATCTTTTGTTAGAAGATAAATCTATAAGTGAAGAGCAAGTTCAATCTGAAATTGAGTTAGATGAAGACATTGATACAAAAGACTCAAAAGTTGCAACCGAAGTAAATGAAAAGCTAGGTGAAGAAAAAACCAAAAGATTACAAGAACTTAAAAAGAAAAAGGCTGAAGGCGATGAATCTTTTGAAGTGGATTCTGAAATAGATGAGATAATTAGAGAAAAACAAGACATACGAGCAGGTATTGTTTCTGATTCAGATAGCAAATCTTTTGTTACGTTAGATTCTAATGACAAAATTGAGAAAGGAGACAGGCTAAGTTCTAAAAAAGATGATGGTAGTTATGTTAATTACGATGTTATTGGAACTAATAAAGATGGGTCAATAGATGTAGATATAAACGGAACCAAGAGTACGCTTAGTGAGAACATCGTTAAAGATTTAAGAAAACAAGAAGGGTTTACTTTAACGAGAGAAACAGATGTTGGCCCGAAAACAACCGCAGAAGAAAAAGGTTTATCCGCAATGAATAGTCTTCAGAAAAAAATATCTGAAGGAGTCACTGGAAAAGAATTGACAAAAGACAGGAAGCAAGCTAACCAATACTTGAAGGACAACTACGACTTAGACTCACAAGAGTTATCGTCATTAAAAGACGAGCTAGGTATTAAAAGTAAAGCGTCATCAGCACAAGCGGTATTTGCTTCAGCTATAAGGAAAGGAGTTACTACCGATAAGTTTATGTCGGCAATTAAAAAAGTTACTGCTGATTCTAAGCCAGATACTAAAACTGGGAGAAAAGCAAAAGCAAAAGAACTTCAAGATGAGATAGATATTTTAGAAAAAGAAATTGCTTTCGAAGGAAGGCAACTAGAATCAGATAAAGATGGACTTGAAAATGAAATAGAAACAGTAAACGATTTAGTTTCACGAAAGTGGGAGCCTGTAAATAGCGAAGATGCTGCAGTTCAATTGGCAGGAAAAAACACAAAAGGAAGACAAGTTGTTGGAACCAAGGGTGACATCAACATTAAGTCAACATCTAAAACTGGGAGATCAATAAGAGCCATAGCGGATGACATAGCTGCTGAAGCAAATGACACAAATAACATTGATTCAGACGATGTGTTTGAAGCTATACTAGATGTTTTGCAAGAAGGGGGTATAGCAAAATGGAGAAATAAAGTATTTAATAAAAAAGGATTAAGTCAAAAAGAAGCGGATTTAAAAGCTAAAGAGCAGACTCTTAAAGAAAAGAAAAATGACTTAGCTAAATTAAAAGAAAAAGATCCTAATGCAGACCTTTCTACTGAAGAGGAAGTGTTTTTTGAAGAAAAGGCTAAAGACCAGGAAGAGTTTGAAGCTTCTGAAGAAAAACGAATGAAAGAAGAAACTCCAAAAGTAAGTCCAAAACAGATGTCTGATAAGGAGTTAAACGCAGCCATTAAAGAGGCAAAGGCAGCCAACGAAAAGGCATCATTTGCAGATGGGTCAAAGAACAAAACAGTTTCTGCGTTGAAGAAATTAACAGACGAAAAGAAGTCCAGGACAGCAGCCGAAAAAGAGTCAAAAGCTGAATCAAAGACTCCACTGCAGAAAGCGAAGGATGAAGTATCTAGAATTCAAAAAGAGTTAGATGAAAAAAAACAAGAAGCTGTAAAGTTGTTTAAGGAAACAGGAAATGCGAAAACATTAGACAACGAGGTTGTAAAACTTGAAAAAGAACTTAAGGCGGCAAAAGCTAAACTTGACAAGCTTAAGCCAGCTCCAAAGAAAACTAGAAAACTTACTCCACAAGAAAAGAAGGCTGCACAATTAAAAAGAGAAGCTAAAAAATTAGCAGACAAAAATAACAAAGCGGCACAAAAAGAGCATGATGCAGAAACTAAAAAAGCAGGAGAATACAAAGTAAGCGAAGACTCTAAAGAAACAATTAAACAAAAGACAGATGCTCTTCCAAAAGATCATACTGTATTTAAGCATAAAAAAACAGTAATACAAGATATTGTTAAAGCAATAGACGAATTAGCCAAAGGAAATATTGCTACTATAATTATTGGTGGGTCTAAGATTCCTTTCCTAAAGATGACTACAGATAAAAACGGAAAAGTATTTATCGATAAGCAAAGTGGTGTTTGGGATTTAGTATTTGGTTTAGACAGAAAAAATGAAGACGGAAGTAATGTTATAAATTCGGAAGACGGCTCTGCAGACTTAAGAAACGAGTTAGCAAAACAAATTGCTAAAGCGAGATTAGTTGGTCTAGCAAAAGCTCAAGCAAAAGTTAATCTAGAAAAGAAAAAGCTTGCGTCAAAAATGTTTGAGTCAGGTCTTAAAGATATTACTGATGCAGCTAAACAAGCTAGAGGCGAGATGAGTCTTTTTCTTGGAGGAACTCAAGCATCGTTAAAACTTCTAAAAGGCGTTGTGAAGATGGCAGCTGGCGGTGGTCTTTTTGTTTTAGAGAAAGGCGTTGGTGTGCCAATAAAATACGGACTTAAAGCTTATCAATTTGCAACAGATCAGGTTTCAAGTTTAGTTGCAAAATTTGTAGATAAAGTATTGTACAAACTTCTTGACGAGATTGGAATTGCAACTATAAAGGCTGTTAAATTCATCTTTGGAAAAATATTTAATAAAGTAGCAGAGTACGCACGTAAAGGAAAGATGTCTGCTTCAGATATAGATTATAACAGTATTGATCCTGACACTGCAACAGCTTTTGAGGACACTGTGAGAGAAGCGGCTAACATGAAAGGTGATATTAGTGATATATCTTTATTCATAAGAAATCAAGCAGCTATGTTTAAGGCTTTGTCAGAAAGTATATCGGAAAAAAAGAAATCTTATGCATTAGCTTCAGCAGCTTTAATGAAGCTGTCTAATGATGTTGGTAGAATGACAAATCTAGATGATGTAAAAGCTAGGTTGCAAGAAGAGGCTAATCCAACAGCACCTAGGCATATTGATATTCTTAGCGGCCATATGGATGCAATAGCTGTGACATCGGGAATGAGAAATAAAATCAAGGGTGCTATAAAAGATTTAATTTATAGAAGACACGGAGACATACATCGAGGTATGTTTGAAGATGATGTTTTAGCTCATGAAATGGAGGTTTTAACTGAAGCTGAAAATATAGCATTAACTTTTATGACTCAAGGAACTAAAAAAGTTCCAGAAATGTTAAAAATGGGTAAAGAGCAAAGGGCTATTATAAATGGATTGCTACAAAATCCTACGCAAAACATGGTACTTTTTGAAAATAAAATATACGAAAGGTTTTCTAAGTACTTTGAAGCTATGACGGAAAATGGTCAGCTTACAGAAGAGGCTTATGTAACAGGATATATGCCACAGGTTTGGGATTTGAAAGGAAAAGAAATTGGAGAAGTAAAAAAAGTATTCGATTTAAAAAACCCCAACACAAAAAAGAGATACATACAAAGTTATGAGGCAGGTATTAAATTAGGATTAACGCCAAAAACTTTAAAAGCAAGCGATTTATTAAGAGTCTATTCTAAAAATTATCATCAGACTACAGCTAATAAAGGTTTTGTAGAGGCTTTATATGAGATGGTTACAGAGTCAGGACAAAGATTAGTTGTTCCAGCTGATTCAAAAGCACCTCCAGGATATGTTAAAATCGATAATCCAGCTTTTACGAAATACGTAATGAAACCAAACAAGGACGGTAAATTTGAACTTACTGAAGTTCCTGTAATGGCTCATCCTGAAATAGCAGGATATGTCAATGCGTTAGCTAGCCAAGGTTTTGATAATAAAGGTTTAAAGGCATTATACGCTTTGACGCAGGTAGTAAAAAAGATAAATCTAAGTATTTCCTTTTTTCACCATTGGGCTTTAAGTGAAGCAGCTACAGCTACTCCTGCAAGTTTAACCGCAGCAGTCGGCATGTGGAATCCTAGAAAAATAATGAAAGAATACTTCACGAATGAAAATCCAATGGAAGTATTTAGAAATATTCCCTTAACTAAAGAGGCGTTAGAAGCAGGGCTTATGATAGAGTCTTCTCCAGATATATCTAGAGAGATTTCAGACAACTTGTTTAATCGAGCAGTTAGAGGTTTGGATAATGCGATCTTTAATAAAACTGAAATAAGTTTTAAAGACGCAGATGGAAAGATGAGAACAATTAATCTAAACCCTGTAAAGGGTACAGATAAACTTGTGAAAAAATGGGATGGATTTTTATGGGATTACCTGCATAATGGTTTTAAGTTAACGGCTTTCCAAAACATGAAAACCGACTGGGATGTTAAAAACCCAAACGCAACTAAAGAGCAGAGAAAACTTGCTTATAGAGAAATTGCAGGCCAGGTTAACGATACGTTTGGAGGACAAGCGTGGGAAATGTTAGCGGTTAGTAAGAAAACGCTTCAAACACTACAATTGTTATTGCTTTCTCCAGATTGGACGGTATCTACCGGTAGACAGTTCTTATCAATGTTTGCTGGATTTTCTGACTCAAAAACATTTAGAGCGTTAAGAAGAGATGGTAATTACGGTAAAAGACCTTTATATACTATTGATGGAATATACAATGCTGTAGAGAAGTTAGATGTAGCAAACGATTTAAACTCTGCAAGCACAAGAAGAAATATGGGATTGCGTTTTTGGTCTAATGCATGCCTTAGATACTATTTACTAATGAATGTCGCAAACTACGTTATAACAGCATGGAGTGATGATAGGGATAGAGAGGATGAAAGAGATAGAAATGCGTTTGATAAAGCAATGGATTCTTTTGGTATTATTCCAGACGGAACAGTAGGTAAGTTTATGTATGAAAACGACAGAGGAAATAAATTTGCTTTGATGGGAGGAAGGAGTCCTGCTACAAATGAGAAGATGTATTACAGGATGTCTAAGCAGTTTTTAGAGGTGCCAGAAATGCTAGAAGACCCATTAGGAAGACTTGCGTCTAAAGCGTCTCCTAATTTAAGGTTTATTTCAGACGTTATAATAGACCCTAAGACTATATACGATCCTTACAGAACAAGAGGTGAAGCTGCTTTAGATGTTATACTTCCTTTTTCGTCAAAGATATTTAATCCTGATGAAAACCTTACTCCTTTAACTAGAACCGTATCCGTTGCTGTTGGTGTAAGAAAAGGGTTTACACAAACCCGATTAAAAAGAGAGCTTGGTGATCTTTGGAGAGAAGACGCACCTATAGAGGATTTTATCGAATTAGCTTATGCAGCAAAAGAAACAGGAGAAAAGCTTAGATATAAACTCGCTGTTGTTCAAGCTTCTGAAGAGTACATGAAGGCAAAAGAGAAGGAGATTAAAAAAATAGAAGGAATAAAAGGTGAAGGGGGAAAGATAAGGATGTTGCAGAATAGAGAGCTTCGGGAAAAATGGATAGAAGAAAAGAAGTATTTAGGTAAAAAAATACAACAAGTTATCAATGAAGCTAGCAGAATAACACCATAACATTGACCCTAACAAAAACTAAGGAAGCCACGTAATATAGTAATTAAATAATTTATATATTTGTTAAAAGAGACAAGTCATGCCAAACTTTCAAGCAACATTAATCGATTCATCAACAAACACAATAGACGTATCTATTGATACGGACTGTTCAATTTTGACTTTTGAGGATAATTCTAATTATACTACTTCAGATGAATCAGGTCATGAAAACGCAGACTTTGCAGATTATAGGCAGTTAGAAATTAGTTCTCCAGATGGTTCAACATACGATTACGATGCTCAAGGAAATTTAGATGCAGCTTGGGATCAAGGGACTTCTAGAAACAATACTCTAAACAGGACGTTAGCTTCTTCAGATTTAGATGGCGTATACGTTTTGACTCTTTTTTCTGTACCAACTTATAACTCGTCTGTCAGCTACACGCATACCACGGCTAGCCCAAAATCTGTTTATTACAACAATAAAATTTGGCAGACACTACAAACAACACCTTCATCAAATACTCCAGAGTCTGGTTCTGAGTATTGGAAAGAAATAACCAGAAAAGACCTTAGTTCTAAGTATAAAGCGACAGCTACATTTTCTTTAACATGTAGAGAGCTTAATCAATGTTTAGAAAGACTGACATTAGAGGCAGGGTGTACTGTGAGTGGAGATTCGTGTGATGACGACCTTCTTTGCGGTAATACATCATTCTTAAATCAAGTTAAGCTTAAAACCTTAATAGATGGTATAGGATACGCCAGTGATGCAGGAGACTTTACTGAGGCAACCAATTTGGTCAATGCAGCTAAATCAATTTGTAATTGTTAATGAGCCAGATTCAACAACATCTATTAGATCCGGAAAATGTTTCAGTAATGACTGAAGCAAACACGAAAACTGTTAAACGTGATATTGTCTTAAAGCTAAATAAACTAGCTTTAGCGATGGTCTATAATTTAGGTTCAGAGTCTGATACTGAGTGGGGAGACGTTATTTTAAAAAATAACATTCTAGACATGTTCACGTACACAAACGCAAAAACATTAACAGAGGATGATCTTAGATGCTTGGTAGGCAGGTTGTTTAGAGAGCTAGATAGTAGTATTCCTTGTAATACTAGTGGTATACATTTTTAAGTAGAAACAATTATGAGTGGAGGAAGTTGTAATCCAATTAGATCAAAAAAACCAACGTCTCAGAACTTAAGCACTTCTGATGTAACAACGTACGATGGTCCAGCTGTAAGTAACCTGTCGGGAATTACACCAAGTGTATCGTCCTTAAATAATGTAGTAACATCTATAGATAATGCTTTTGGAAGTTTTTCACTTCCTAATTCTGGCGGCATAACATACAACGGAAACCTTACGTTGGGGACTTGCAATATTCCTGTTACACCAACGGTAAACACTACGGTTAATGACGCAATAACTTCTTTAGCAACATACATATGTTCGGTAGAAAGCAGTATACCTAGTGTTACTAACTTAACAACAGACAGCATAAAGGTAACTGGTAGTTTGATAGGAACAACTTGTATTGGCACATTTACTGCGGCAAGTACTACAACAGCTTATCTTGATGCGTTAACAACATATGTTTGTAATGGATTAACCACATTAAGTGGTGCAGACCAAACAGATTTGTATGATTACGAATCAATATCAACTCACGAAGACTGGATTGGTATTGGGGGTGACTCAGGACACTCTTCTAGTAGTTTAATAGTTCCAATTACTAGTAATCCTAGTGGAGTTGGACGTTATTACATAAACGGAATAAAGTATAAAGTAGCTAATCAGAATGTAACTTTAGTTGCAAGTAGAGATAATTATGTTGATTGGTCTGAAAGTGCCACTGATTATGTTATTACAGATGTAGCATCAGGAAGCACAGCACCACCAGTAAGCGGAGTTAGACTTTGGAAGTTTGTAACTGACGGATCAGGTGTAACCGCAGCAACAGACCTTAGAAATCTATATTGGTTTGATGGTGAAAGAATGACTGACAATGCCGTCCTAACAAGGCATATTACAGATTTAAATGTAACTGCAGCAAAACTAGAAAACTTTGGTACTGCAGGTACAAATGATTGGGGTATTGGTCAATTTACTGTTGATGATAAAGGTAGGGTTCAATCGTATAGTGAAAATGTAACATTAAATTCATTAGCAAACGGAGATGTGTTGCAGTATAACTCAAGCACTAGTACTTGGGAAAATGTTGGAATAGCAGCTACATTAATTCCTGCAGGAGCAACACAAGGGCAGACATTGTATTACGACACAAGTAGTAGTCAGTACCAAGTGAGTACATTCTTGCGAAACATGGATAATGCCGTAGGTATTGGAGGAAGCGGTATTCCGCAACAAGAACTACACATAGGTGCTTCCGCTACACAGGCATGGCAGCTTGATGATGTATCAGGACTTAATGCTTCAACAACAACAGGAGGCTCTTTAGTAGCTGATACTTATTACTATACTGTTACAGCTATTGATTCTTTAGGAGGTGAAAGTATATCTCAAAACGAAGTATCTGGTACAGTGGATGGAATTGCTCAAACACAAGTAGACATAACATGGGCAGAAGTCCCTAGAGCAACATCATATAGAGTTTACAAGGGTACTGCATCCGGTGTTTACACGGAATATTTTTCAGTAACTGGAAGTTTTATTTATTCAGACACTGGAGCTGCAGGAACAGCAGGAAGTGCTCCAACTGAAAATCCTAGTGCTTTTGCAATGTACGCTACTAAAAATGGTATTGGTATAGGTGCTACAGCTGACGCAGAAAAAGCTATTGTAATAAGAGATAACGGATTCTCTACTCATTACGGTGTCGACATACTTTTACAAGGAACTAAAAATGTTGATACTTACGGTGTAAAATCTTCTATCACAGCAACAAACTCAGCTAACAATATAGGTGGTTGGTTTAATGTTTCGGGTGGTGCTAATAATTACGTATTAAGACTTCAAGACGGAAACGACAATACAGGTAAGTTTTTGCAAGTTTCAGACGCTGACGGAAATGTTGCTTTTAATGATCCGTCTGTGACTATACAAGATGAAGGTGCTTCTATTCTAGCTGGTGCCAATGTAATAAACTTTGTTGGGCCAGGTGTTACAGCTTCATCTCCTTCTGCAGGACAAGTTGATGTTTCGATTACAGGATCTGTTTCTGCATTAGATGATTTATCCGATGTAACATCAGCATCACCAAATGACTGGGACACTCTTGCATATGACTCCGCTTTAAGTCAATGGGTTAATAGTGGTGTTATAAGCAATGATCTTGACAACGCAGCTATAGGAGATAAACCAACAGCTATAGCGGCAAGACTACATATAAACAGTACTAATGGCACTGATTTATTAAAAATAGAAAACTCTATAGCAGGGGTAGTAGCAACAATTAATTCTGCAGGATTATTAACATATAATGATGCTATAAAATACACTTACACTAATAGTGGTGCGTCTCCTTTAGGTGCAGGAAAAGTGTTAACATCTGACGCTAACGGTAATGCGACATGGGAGAATGCTAATTCTTCCATAAACCTGCAGTCAGTTACGAACATTGGAAATGCTACAACAAACAATATTGAGCTAACAGGTTCTAGTTTAGTTTATGACAATAGCTCGTTTACTACAACTGTATCAGCCAATCCTACGGCAAATAGAACAATAAACTTTCCAGATGAAAGTGGATATATAGTTTTAGGGTCAGGTACTACGGATAGAGTTACTAGATGGGATTCAGCAAGTAGTACAGGTAATTCATCTTTTTATGATGACGGAACAACAACAGGTTTTGGTGTTACCCCAAGTGCCTCTAAGAGGATAGATATTGTATCCAATGTAGATACAACTATAGAAATAGATCACACAGGGTCAGCTGCAGGATCTTGTATATTAGATATGTCTTACACGGGTACTGCTAGTGGAATAGTATCAGGTTTAGTGAAGTTATCAAGTAGTTCCGCTGTTGGAAGTACAAAAGGAATTGTAGCCCAACTTACATCAAGCACTGGTACTTATGTTTACGGTGTTCAAGGTAATGTTAACAATGCTGCTAACAGAAATTGCGGTGTTTACGGGTCGGCAAATAATGCTCAGTCTGGAGGTAAAGATATTGGTGTTTTAGCTGCAGCTAATAATGCAAACACAACTTTCAGTTATGTTAGTGTAGGGCTTTCAGCAAGCTCATCAGCACCTTCAACTAATGCAGGAGACGCTGCAGGTATTTGGTGTGCAGCTACTGTTTCCAATTCTGATGATAACTACGGTATACATATTAAAACAGCAAACCCAGGTACGGGTACATCATATATAGGTATATTTGATGACGGCAGAACAACAGGAGCAAATAAGTACTTAAAATCTATAGACGCAAACGGTGTTGCTGAATGGGCAAGCATTACGGCTTCAAGTTTAGGAGTGACATTAAGCAGCACATCTTCAGGGTCTACGACAACCTCTGATTCTTTATACACAATGACTTCTGGTATTGATGTAGAATATAGAACTAACGGAGGAGTTAGTCTGTTTTATATGGATGAATCAGACAGTAAGGTTGGTATTGGAACAAATTCTCCAACATCTACACTATCGGTAAATGGTTCTGCTGAAATGAAGCTAGTTACAACATCATCAGCTTCTTATACGGCAGGAGATGAAGTCACTATATATGCGGATACGACATCTAATAATGTTACCGTAAACCTTCCTACAGCATCAGGAATTGACGGAAGGATATATGTTGTAAAGAAAAAAGTACAAGCTAATAAAATTATTATAGACGCTAACTCTTCAGAAACAATAGACGGATCTACTACACAAGAGTTATTTGACCAATACGATTGGATTACCATTCAGTCGGATGGAACAAGTTGGATTATAATAGGATAAAATTATTGATATGAAAAATACTTCAAATTTAAGAAATAATAATTCCGCAACTGTTGCCCCTACTGCTACAGATGACTCAACTTTAGGGTATAATGTTGGCAGTACATGGGTTGACACAACTGCAAATGAAGGTTATGTGTGTGTAGATTCTTCAGCAACAGCAGCTATATGGTCAAATATTAGTGCAGCAGCAAACCTTTTCACATCAAATTTAAATCTATTAGCTAATAGAAGCCACACTTTAAATGACAAAGAATTTAAATTCGACATTGACAATTCAAGTACTAACATAATAGGTAACTCAAGATTTAGTAGTGCAGGAATAGTGGGTTATTTAAACGATACAACTACAAATGTTGTTAACAGTTATAATATTAACAGTACAGATATAACATTCATAGCAGATAGTTCAACAGCTTATACATCTTTGGTTATTAGTCCGGGTTCAATAGCTTTGTCAGAAGGTTCAAGTGATATAGCTATCGATGGAATATCTGTAAGTCTATCATCAGGAAATGGTGGTCTTTCAATTGGTTCTGTTGGTACAGCAAACACTTTGTATCAAGATAATTCTACTAATAAATATGGAATTTTATTAAACGGATTTGGTGAAACTTCTGAAACAAATGCGACGGGAGCAAGCTATGCTAGTTTAGTTGGAACATCATTAGTGCCTAAAAAATATGTTGACGATGCTATAGCTTCATCAGGGTCAACACCAGCTTTAAATAACGGAGAAATATATGTAGGTGATGCTTCAAATGCGGCTCAATCAGTAGCTATGAGTGGAGACACTACGATAGATAATGCAGGAGTAGTTACCATTGGAAATGATAAAGTTACTTATCCTAAAATGCAAGATACCACTCAAGCAGCTATATTAGGTACTGCTTTAGGTGCAGGAACGGTGGGAGAAATTCCAATAATTGAACAGTATCTATCAGCAGGAACAACAGTAACTTTGTTAGAAAACACATCTAATTGGGATGTAAACGGAGTTTACACAGGAGCAACAATAACTGGAACGTATCAAGGTCAAGCACATGTTAACGCTAACTACTGGTTTACTGCAACAGATGATAATGTTTGGATTAGATTAATTAGAGGATAGAATTATGGCAATAATACTGAGCAAACAAAGAGTAATTTCAACAACTCCAACTCCAAGACAAACTTGGACTAGGCCAACTGAGTGGCTGGATATGCCTGCTTTAAGCCAAGGAGACGAGAAAGTTCACATGCTTGTTAAAGTTTATGAGAAAGGAAGTAACTTTATTATTTTTAAATTTAGAGGTGACTACCAAGTAGATTGGGGTGATGGAACAACTGT